TCCCTTCTTGCGGTTCCGTCACGGATACCTTCGCCACACTGATAGCAATGCCATTCGGTTTTCTCCATCTCATGCTTTCAGTGTCAGCGTCAAGGCCCGGTCCGCCGACTGCGCCACGGAACCCGCCGAGCCGTCGTCGCTGCGGAGCTTCAGGTAGCGAGCGCCGGCAATCTCGGACGGCGAGATCAATGCCCGACACGCCGACGCCTTCATCACCACGTAGTTGGCCGCCTGGTCGTACAATTCCCGATAGGTGCCCGTTTGGGAATCGGACGCCAGGAACCCGATGGACGCCGCGGTCCACGCCGTCGGCATGGTGACGATCATCGTGTGATAGCTTCGGAAATCTACGCTGCCAGACAGTCCCAGGTCTGCCGCTGCGGAGCCGACCGTCAGACTGACGGTTTGGCTGAAGCGCCCGATCCACGGCTCCCCATATTCTCCCACGGGCATCCACGCGACGTCGTTGTCGTCCACGCCGGAGGGACTCGACATGTGCAAGCCGCCGATGAGTAAGGGCGCTATTTCCGACCCGCTGGAATCCGCGGATACGGCGCCCTGCCTCTTGGCGGCCGATTTGCCTCTTCTTGCCATCTTCTATCCTCCTATTGTGGTTCGGCGCCGGCGGGAGTCCACCGCGCATCGTAAAGGAACCGGGAGGGTCGTCGAGGAGGTCTAATCTCCTCCCGGCTCCTCGTCGTGCTCCTTTTCGTGCCTGACCAACTCGCCTATCGTGGGAAACTTCTTGCTGCACCGGGGCCTCCGGCAGGAGAAACTGATCTCCTGTCTGGCCAACGTGTCGGCGATGCGGTCGTCGTTCCTCGCCCCCGCGAAGGGTATCCCGTCGCCCCGGCCCAACTTCTGACCCCCATAGGTCAAGGGCCTTCGTGCCACATATCTGATCTCAGCCTCGAAAACGTCAGGCTTGTAGGGCATTTCTCTTCTCTCTCTCCTGCTCTATCCTGATCCACGCGTGGTTTATCTGACTCTCTTCCCGCTCGCAACCAACCCACTCGCGTCCCATGTTCTCGGCAGCCACGGGCACGGTGCCCCAACCCGCGAACGGATCGAGCACCACCCCATTCTCGGGACAGTAGGTCTCCACCAACCGCTCCGCGAGTTCCAGGTGGAAGCTGGAGGACCAACTGGGCTGGGTCAGCCCGCCGAAATGGGAATGGAAATCCGCGACGGGACCCGGCCCCACCTCGTCGGTGACGACTGCCACCATGACTGCCTGGGACGAGTAGTTCGCATGCGTGCCATGCGCGGTCACGCGCTTGACGAGCTGCGGACTGAGTCGAACTTCGCCCAATAACGGACCCACGCTCCACACGAAGTTCCAAGGGCCGACGAGAGCCACGATGCCCTTCGGATTCAGCGCATACCGCATGGCACGCAACCACGCAAGCTCCCGCTCCCTGCGCTCCTCGCCCGACCCGTAGACGCTGGGTCCTGTTAGCACCAAGTCGGCCCAAGCGGGAGCGTAGCGTTTCAGCACCTCCACGCAGTCGCCATGAATTATCTGGCCATACGGATCCTCAACCACGGAGCCGTTCATCAACGCGCGTCGAAGCATGGCATGCCGATTTTACGTTGCCGTTCCGAGGGCCGCTGCCCGGTACCGCAGCCTCAATCCATGAAACTGAAAGTCGCTGCCCGTGGTCGAACTGCCCGCCGACTGATAGCGGAACATGAAACCCATCAAGTCGCCCGCCGCGGGCGGATCGACAGCAGAGCTCATCGTGCTGACCTCGACGGCGTTGGCGTCGCTGGCGGACGCGTCGAACTTGGTGTGGTCGATGGAGCCCGACGTGCCCGCCGTCGCTTCTCCGTCGCCGTACATCTCCCACTTCAAAGCCAGCTCCGCCGCCTGACTCGCCACGGCGGCATCGGACGACCAGTAGGCATAAGCCGTCATGCAGGCCGCGGTATCGATGTCATCGGGCGCCGGAAGCCAGGCGTACACGTCCACGCGGCAGGCCCCCGCCTCCGTCGGCACGAACGCCAGCGCCCTGAAGCGGGAGCTGTGCTGGCTCTCGCTCACCGAGGCGTTCGTCACGTCCCAAGCCTCGGGTCCGATGAACTTCTCCCTGTACACCCTGGCCGCGCCGGCCAGGGTGACCGCCCCATACAGCTTCGTGGTGCCCTGCACCTCGCACTGGTCAGCGCTCTCGTCCCAGAAGAACTTGGATCCAGATGTGGCCCCGTAGAAGTTGACGTCCTGCCCTGAGTCGTCCTGGCCCACGGTCACCGGCCCGTGCATCTGGGTCTTGCGTCGAAACAGTCTCATTGGCATACCCCCTCACGTCGCGGTGCCGAGCGTCGCGGCGTAGTATCTCAACTTCAGCCCGTGAAACTGGAAGTCAGATCCCGTCGTCGAGCTCCCGGCCGACGTGTACTGGAAGTGAATGCCCATGATCTCCCCGGCGCTGGGCGGGGCCAGCGAGGAGGTCAGCGTGCTGACCTCGATGACGTTCGCGTCGCTCGCCGAAGCCACGTACTTGGCGCTGTCCACGGAAGCAGCGGTGCCCGCGGCCGCCTCGCCGTCGGCGAAATAGCTCGCGGCCATGGCCATCTCCGCGGCCTGACTAGCCGCCGCGGTGTCAGCCGACCAGTACACGTACACCGTCATGCTGGCGCTGGTGTCCAGGTCATCCGGAGTGGGCCACCAAGCGTACACGTCCTCGGTCGTGTCCTGGGCGTTGGTCGGCGTGAGTAGCAGCGTGCGATACTTGCTGTTGTACTGCCCCTCCGCCGCCCCGCTGCCCGTCACGTCCCAGGCGTCCGGCCCCAGCCATTTCTCCTTGTACACCCGGCCGGCGGCAGACAGCGTGACCGCCCCGTACAGCTTGGTCGTGCCCTGGACCTCCATCTGGTTGACGGAGGCGTCCCAGAGGAACTTGCAACCGCTGGTCGCGCCGTAGAAGGTCACATCCTGCCCGGTGCCATCCTTCGAAACTGTCAGCGGGCCCTTGATGTAGGACTGCCGTCGAAACTTGTCCATTTTCGCTCCTCGCTGCGGTGACAGACCGCCGCAGCCCGGTCACGGGGGATGAAACAGACCGCACCCCCCAAACGGTCGCTAAGTGAGACTATCTCATGAGACTGCCGTCAGCATCATGTACCCGAGGTCGCTTCCGACGATCTTGCTGTCCCACCAGCCCAGGGCCTCCACGACGTCAGTGTGCCCAGCATCGTCGCGCCGCTGGTTGATGATCTGCGGACCAGCGCCGCCCATCGGGTTCCACACGAACGTGTAGCCTGCAGCAGGCTCCAACCGGCTGGGGCGAGGGGGGACATACAAGAGCAATGCATTCTTGCCCCAGATGAAAGCCATTGTCGCAGTGCCGCCCTGCTCCAGAGTCGTGGTCTTGATCGCACGCGCCACGAGGACGCGGTCGACCCCGAACACCCGAGCCATCAGGTCCTCGGTCACGATCCCGACTTGGGTATACTTGATCCTGTCCAAGAAATCGGGGTGGTCCTGGAGCTCGTTGAACACCTGGAAGCCCATCACCAGCGTGTTGGGCACCCGCCCAGTGTCATTCAAGACCTGCTCGATGCCGTCGTGCACATCAGAGATCGGGTCGCTGGTCTCATAAGTGTCCCAGTAGGTGAAGTCGCTGTTGCCCGTCTTGGTGTTGCCCCAGACGCCAGTGATGAAGTTGTCCGCGACCCACTCAATCTCGCGCCGGCGCTGGAGCTGGTCGGTCACGTAGAGGCTGGCCTCGCGGTCCAGGTCGAACACATTGTCCGCGCCAGCACGCACCTCGTCAGGAATGTCCTTCCCGATCGCGTAGTTGATGGCGTAGTAGGTGTTCGACGTATCCACGTTGTAGCCGACCCGCTTCACCTCCTCGCCGGGGGTGCGGCGCTGGGCCTCGTCGCGGAACCAGTCGGCTTTGGTATACACCGCGTAGATGTCCGACTGCTTCTCCACGTTCACGATCGGGAACACCTGGTCCGCGATGTAGACAGGGTTCCGATAGGCGATTGAAATCTCGCTCAAGACGGCGTTTACATGAAGATTGTTTAGCGTAGGGCTTGCCATATCACATTCCTCCTGTTATGGCGTTGCCCTGACGTGATAGTCCCTCCTGCTCATCTCGTTTTGCCTTTGATAATTTCCATATCCAATACGATCAAATCGGCGGAGGATATGATGACAGTCCGGTTGCTGTCCTCCGTATTCGCCCAAACTTTCAAAAGCCCTTCTTCGGGGTCGTCAAAGGCATGTCCGACGGTCTCTCCCTCCAAGTTTTTCGTGTCCCTCCCAGGCGGCTTACCGTAGGTGATGGTAATCCTGCTCATCGTTCCGTCTCTCTCTATCACTCAGGAATGGTTGGTCGGTTAGACTCCGTCGCTGCCCGTGAGCACGCTGTTCGGACCGGTCAGCAAGATCGGGATGACCCCGCTGGCCGTGGTCGAGACCAGAGACCGCGCGAAATACGGGCAGGCGCTGGTGTACTGGCGGATGACCCGCGCCGAGCTGTCCACCCACAGCGGGTGCCAGTAGGTGATGTTGCAGGTGCTCACCGAGGCGAGCGCCTTGCAAATGTCACCTGGAACATAAGCCACCTGAGCGGTCTCGCCGGACCCAGACTCGTTCTGGAGAATCCCGACGGGGATCTCGCTCGCCGAGCCATCCGGCAGCGTCACCTCCGAACCCGACGCCAGGTACACGGCGTAGTACTGCGTTGACCCTGGCAACTACTTCACGAGGATTAAAAGGCTTTGTGATATACCCGTCAGCACCCAATTCCAGGCCCAGGATTTCGTCCAGCTCACGCCGCCTAGCTGTTACGAAAATGACCGGTACGTTTATCTTCGCCTGAAAGTGACGCAGTGCTTCCAGCCCATCCATACCGGGCAGTCCGATATCCAGTAGGATCAGGTCTGGTTGGTCACGTTGAGCTAGAGCCAAAGCGTCTTCTGCGTTGGCAGCCGTGCTGGATCGGTACCCGGCTTGTTCCAATTGTAGGCTCATGCTGCGCCGTAAAAGTGTGTCGTCATCAACTACCN